GTTCTCAGTTAACCCCCTCTCGTTTTACGAAACGAGGATCGGCCTGACTCTCTTTAATTAGAGATATAGCCAGAACAGGAGAAACAGAGTATAACTGATCAAATAAAGATTTACTTAAACGTAAACTCTTTATAGATCTACTATTAGTTTGTTTCTTCTCTTCAAGGACTCAAGTTAAACGAGCTAGTGACGTGAAGGCAAGGCGTAAAGCCTCATCTTCAGTCATATTAGTCTTTAACTTATAAGTACATTCTTGTAAAATTTCACTCATAGAGGAAAGAATACAATCTGTACTTGGAAACTTGCTAATGCTACAAAAGGAATAGAATCTTCTATACCGATTGTAAGTGTTAACAGTTTCCTCAAGTCCCAAAAATCAACCTTGGGTAAGACGATAATCTATGATACTCTTTAATAGAGAATCAAAAATTATCTTCTCCTTAGGATCTAGCGAATTTATAGCCGTAACCGTAAGGTTAGGTGATAAATCCAGTCCTAAGTTCAGCCCAAAACAACTTACTAAATCTCAATAGTTAGATTGAATCTTCTTAATTCATTTAGAATTAACAACATTCTCTCTACTAAAGAGATCTTTAAGTTGATCTCGGAGGATCGCAAAATCTTCCACTTCAATTAAAGAGTTGTTTAAAACAACATCTTTAAAAGAACGTGGGTTTCCTATCATTTCAAGTATAGATTTAGGTCCAATAGGACTTACATCTACACCATGATGATAGAAACGTTTTGCAAATTCACAAGATCCGGAAGCACTTACTAACGACTTGGATAGATTAATTTCTACACCAAGATCGCTCATAAGAACCAAATAACACTTTGCTACAGCTCTATCTCCAATGACAATATCGTCACCGAGGACAGCGTAATCTTCGAATCATTTTATTGATCCGGATCTACGTGCAGCAGCTTGTACTATAAGGTGGTGGGTAAGGGCTAACATTGGCCATGATGATAGACACCCCATTGGTTGACCGACTAAATATCTATAAGATCCATTCTCAGAAAGAAATTTCTGATCTTTGGATTCTAAGATATAGTCTCGATCGACCAATAAAGATTTCCAGAGAGGACCAACCTCTTGATTATTAAATAATCAAGAGATAATCCTAACCTGAATTTCTATGGGTAATCTATCAGTTGCAGCAGAAAGATCATAACTATAGAACTCCTTTAACCCTTTTTCAATTAAAGCCTTTACAGGCTTATGTTGATCATAGGTTCCATCTTGGGGTATCGAAGATAAAATCTTCAATAACCCATCGTGGAGAGTTCCTAATAGTGTCTGAGTTCAGCTGTCAACCATGGCAAATACACGCACCTTACCAGCCGCTTCCTGTTTAAGACAGAGTTTTCCCAATTTCAGTGAATCCGAAGATGAAGTTCAAGCCTTATTGATTTCTTTTGTATCTAAAAGGTCTTCGACCTTTAGATCATTAGAGTCAATAAACTTGATATCATCTCTTAACTTCTCGAAAACATTTTTATTATTTGTTAATAAAGCAAATTGTTTAAATGTCTCCAACAAACTAGGGTTATTCCGTCATGCAAAAGCATCGATCGCATAACCAAAGAGTTGATTTCGAGAATTCGGACCCGCTGAGGTAAGAAGTCGTAGACTACGACCTACCGTGAACGGCCCAGTGGCCACCTTGAAATATTTCTCTCTTAAATAATTATTTAAGAAAGATTTCTTTTCAAGCAAAGGCAATACTAAATTTAGCTCTGGAAGGTCAGAATTGACCCCAGAGAAAGGACTTATAATTGTCCCTAATTTTAGTTTTGGGTACGCAGGTATGACTCTATAAACAGATAGTACTGTGAAGACTACTCTAATAACCTTTTGGTCTCCGGCCTCGATTAAGAGGCGTAGAGCTCCAGGTATTATTAGAGGAAGTCCTCTCCTGTTCGCGACTCTAGGCTCTGACGAGCTTTGAGTCACCTCACCACCAAGACTTTTAGACATTAGTCTAAAAGCCTCTTTACAGTATTGAACTGTAAAAGTTTTACCATTAGTAGTGTATAATCGCATAATACGATTACACAACTCTAAGATAAAACGGTGATGACTGGTATTTCATAATTGGAATAGTCAGACTGAGACTTTAGAGAAAAGTCAAAATTTCTTAATAGAAAATTTTGAGTTTAACTTAGAGTCTCATTGGCGAGATAATCCAGTATTTTGTAATTTTGTATGTTTCATATAAAGTTATAATTTGTTGGATTATTGAACCCTCTGACTAACAGAGCATAAAGAGGCAAAGAATGGTTATGTCAAGAAAGTCCGTATACCTCTCGGTATCGATCGGCCGTTAGGCTCGACCTCAACTTGAGGCAGACTTAACACTCCTTCATCACATTTACTTATGATGAAAGAGGCCGTCTTTCTTTGACTCTTATGATATTAGTAAGAGGCCTTCGGAGAGTTTAGAGCTAATCCCCATTTCTCTGTATTAATAGAGAAGAAAGGACTCTAAACCTTGTGAGTAATCAAGCAAAGCTTTGAAGCACACACCGTGGGCGATAGGCGATCCTGGACATATGTCCGGTTTAAC